CGGGGCCGTCTTCTACTTGGCAAATTGGACTTACAACATCCCACTCCCATATATCTCCATCTATTTGAAATTCTGGTTTAAGATTAGCAAGAAAACTAACAGGAGTATAACCTTCCAGTCTGTCAACTTTTCCATCTCCGTCTACGTCTTCGTTTAGGCTCTCAAATTCACATTCACCGTTAGACGTATTGAAAGGAGAAGTATTATCTAAATCACCATGCGGTAAACCTTTTATATATTTTTCTTTACTAGCGTCTCTTCCGTTAATTCTATCTAATTGAACAAAAGGAGTTTGAAGTCCACTATTTCCATGATGAGAAACTGATCCGTTATTTTTATCAGTATTAATTGTTTCAGCAGTATAATCTTCCACCAGTGTGGTTTCTAACTCCAAACAACTATCGGGTGAAGGAGCGCTCGTTTGACCTAAAGCCTTAACAAATGCTGTAGGGAATGGTTCCATTTGTGATTAAGCGCTATGATAGTCGAAACCGGTTATGTAGCTTACAAATATTCCAGTGTTGATCCTTACAAGAGTATATAGATTTGTTTGGTAGCCTCCCAATTTAGGAGCACTTCTATTTCCGTCTGGGTTCATGGGCCACAGTACAGAATCAGGAACATCATCGAAGGAATTTGTTTCCGAATACATTGGTTGACCCGAATGAATGAAAACATCTCGATTTGATGAACCATTATTCGAAACTGCAAGAGTTAAAGTTTGTCCGTCTTTCATTTCTAAAAGATCATAATGCACGGACGAACCCAAAATAGTTTTATATTGCAGGTTTCCGCTGGCGCAATTTATGTATGCGGCTTGATCCCCGTAAATATAAGGAACATGATACGAAACTCCAGATTCGATTTTTAAATCTCCAGAAACATGTAACGTGACGTTAGGTAAAGCTGGATTTGGATTACTTGATAAATCTAATTCCGGTCCTACAATTTGTACATCGCCACTTATCGGACCGCCTCGTTTAGAATAAAAATCACCGGTCATGTTTATGTCGACGAAATCCCCAGTCATGTTTATGTCGACGAAGTCTCCAGTCATGTTTATGTCGACGAAATCGCCGGTCATATTCACATCAACGAAATCTCCCGTCATGTTTATATCAACGAAATTCCCTGTCATGTCAGACGTCAGGAAATTGCCGGTGTTCGTATATGTAATTATAGTTCCCCCTAAATCATCTACGGCATGATCAGTTGGATTGGCCGTAGAGAAAACATTATAATATAATTTTTCGGGAGCTTCCTGAGGAACTCTGAACATTAAAGATTCATTAAGCGCCGTGGCTGTAGATCTGTCCATACCAGAGGGCCACAACTGATTTGGATCTTGGGTCCAAGCTGATTCAGGTTCATGCAACCCAGCTAAACCTGTTGAAATACCAAAATGAAACGACGATGTACTTCTGCCCGTTACGTTAAATTTATATGTACTTCCTTTCTGTAAAGATAATTCCGGCTTTAACAATCTCGGTCCTGCCGTCGTAGAGTTAGCAGGATGTGTTTCTGTTATTACAACGCCCACAGCTTGCATGTCGACATTATATTCCGCACAGAAATTATCTCCAGACGCCAACAAGTTACCGGTCATTTCTTGACCGACAAGATTTCCAGTTTCGTGATTCGCGACAAAGAAACCGGTCATATCCTGATCGACAAAATTTCCGGTTTCCGAAGAGAAAGTGAGACTACCCGACGGAAAGAATCTTAATCCGTCACCTTCAGGATTAACTGTTACAAAGTTATGCGAAGCGAAATTATAATTACTTGGCGCATCGTTCAATCCGGTGAAATTAAGACCAGTTAAGAAAATTCCCGTTTCATCTTGATGAACGAAAATTCCGGTCATGTCCTGATCCACAAAATTTCCAGTCTCGTCAGCCCCTACAAAATGACCAGTATCAAAAAAATCTAAACCCTGCGGCGTTGAGCCATGTTCTACTATAACTATTTTACCCGCTTGTCCGGCAAAAGTCGTAGGAATTGTATCATTTAAATCTATCCAGTTAGAAGAGCCTCCTCCACCACTACCACTTATAGCACCGTACCCAGAATATATCAAACCGTCACCATGTTTATTAACCACGACAAGTTGTCCAGCTGTCCCATATCCTCCTGCCGGTAAACCATTAGCCCCGGTATTAACATCTGTTAAGCCGGTAAATACCCCATGAGAGGTGGTAGCCCAGTCAACATTCCCTAATCCGTCTGTCTTTAAGTAAGTATTCGCAGCTCCATCTGCCGTCGGGAAAGTGAAAGCGTTATTGAATACGACTTCTCCGTTTTCTTTTACAAGAAAAATAGATTGCGCGTCAGTAGATCCACCCGTAGGACTAATGTTATTAAATATCCCAAACCTTACATTTGCGTCATCGTTACTAGCATCTAAAAATATATCGACTCCTTGATTAGATTCTAATGCTACGTTACTGGTTTTTCCTGCAAGATTATCGTACTTAAATGATAAAGAGTTTTGACCTGATACTCCAGCGACAGAAACTTTCTCTCCCATTATTTTTTGAACATAAGCTCCGGAGAAAATGTGATTTGGATCTCCCAAGCCAAATTGAAGATTTCCGCTCGGAATTATATCTGTATTTACTAATCCCTTTAAGGCTATATGGTCTCCGCTTCCGCTGCCCAAGTTAATTTGTCTATTTTTTAAAAATTCTGCTATCGTTCTCGCATTTGTACTGGTTACGCCTTTTGTGACGTCTGCGAATACAAGTATATCATGCCGGTTTCCTATGTTCATTATCCCGGTATTTGTCCCGTAAAGATAATAGCTTCCGCTTCCTATATTAGTCTGAGTATTACCAGTCGCTGAAATTCCAAGCAATAAATAATCGTTATCGCTGTTCTTGGCTTGAAACTGAGAATAAGCTTGTCCGGTATTACTCGATTTTATCGCTACGGTCGATAAAATCCCTGTCTCTATGCCATCGAAATTTTTTCCGTAGAAATCGCCCCACCTGTCGGCAATTACATTTCTTCCGAGCTCATTCTCCTGACCAGAAACCGGATACAGAGCTACGGTGTTATCTCTTACGATACCTGATGTTAAACTATTGCTATTAGACCATTTTGCATAATAACCAGTCAAGCCTTGACCCGTTGGGAAAACACCCGTCTCATCTTTGTTGACTAGAATTCCGGTCATGTCTTGATCTACGAAATTACCAGTTTCATGGTTTACTACAAAACTTCCAGTTTGATTTTCGCCAACAAAAACTCCCGAATTAAAATATTCCAAAGCGTCTTCAGCTGTATTGACCCTGAGAAGATTCCCAACATTGCCCTTGACATTCGGCGTATCTGATAATCCAGTAAAAGTTTCCGTATCGGCTCTCAACTTAAAGGGACCGTTGAAACCTCCGAAAACTATTTCTTCTCCGCTTTGATAATATTTTCCGCTTACGTCAATACCCGGATCGAATACGGTTTCCCAACCAGAAATTAAAAACTTTCCATCGGTTCCCCCTTTAGGAACAAGCTGTATGGTTTGTTTAATATCAGCTTCACTTTGTCCATCCGCAAACCATAAGGCTGTATTTTCTTTATTCGATCCGTAATTGTAAAACATGACCCCAGAATGAGAGCTTACCCTCACTCTTCTAGCTGCCCTTATATCCAGAGTTTCTCCGCTCGTCGGACCACTAGCGATTATTTTATTGGCCGTGTTAGTGAAATATAAATTCTCTCCCGCGGCCATTGTGACGTCACCACTAATAGTTCCACCGTATCTTTTATCCAGAAAATACCCCGTACCCAAATGAAGATCATTCGTAAAAACTAAATCTGTTCCGTCACTATTCCCCACTACAAACATATTACCGCTTATCCCGGTGGGAGTATCAGTCAAACCGATAAAAGTGCTTGTAGAAGAAGAGATGGCGTTCGCTACATCTCTGACGGAAGCGTTACGGCTTACCCCCGAATTAGCTATGATCATCAGAGCCCCAGTTGGTACTGGAGATATGCCGGAAAGTTGAGATATTTTTTTATTTGGCATTCCTTATTCCTTTAAATATATACACTTTTTAATAGAGGGGCATGTAATTCGTTACTACCAACCCGCTTGATTGTTCTAACTCTAAATAAAATCTTTCGAAATCTCCTGTGCTTCCGTCCATTGTTCCTGTCGTTTCCAGAAGATGAAAGTCTTCCAATTCTCTATCTGATAAAAACCCGCTCATAAAAAGCCCCTTGGATAAATCGTCAGGATCTATTTCTGTACTAAAACTCGCCGAAAATTGTTTATTGTCTCCTATTGCTGATGAATAAGAAAATTGATCCAATTTTGCCCTATTGAAGAAATATTTAACTAACGGTTCAGTTCTGGTTTCGAAAGGAACTGTCCCGGCTTGAATCGGTTCTTCCGTTTGAGGAGCATCACATGATTGAGGCATGTCTAAAGTTACGGTAAAATTGTAATCTTGATTTAAATTAATTAAATCAATTAAAGACCCTGAATTCATCCCTGAAACTATTCCGTTTATATTTAAACTGACCGGCGCGGTAAAGTTGACTTTTCTAGTTAGCGGGAATTTGTAACCTAAGTTGTTTTCTTGTCCCCTAGGTACATCGAAAGAGATTGAATAAGACTCCAAATGCAAAGAGTCGAAATCTATTCCTAGTCCAGAGAAAGAGTCCACGGTAAAATTAATATCTCCCGGCCTGACTACGGATACCGGGTTTCTTTCTACTCTTCTTGGTATCGTACAATGCATATCCTCGTATTGATTTCCGCTCTTCGGATCTATCATTGGGCTTAAGAAATTATCTCCGCTCGTTTCGAACATCACGTTTTCTGCAACGTAAGAAACCTCTACTTTTGGAAAATCAGCGACAGCAGCTTCTGTTTGGTATTTTGTCATATAACATCTGCCAAAAGAGATAACATTATACCCCGTAGCGTTAGGGTCTATAGTTTCCTGAGGATCCCTTTCCGTTAATACTTCAGGTCTGGCCCCAGTATAAAGATCACTACTATCTCCCCTGACCACTAAGTAGAAATTTTTCCTATCTCGATATGTTCTCGCCGGGAAAAACGGATCATAAGTTCCTGTCTCGTAATAATAATTTTTATGCTCTTCTTCGTCCACGAAGCCAGAAAGAATTGTATGTCCCGTATTGCTAGAAAAGAATGGAGCGCCAGAGAATGGTTCTTCGAATTGAGGATAATTAATGTACATGCCCATCTTAGATTCATTAGATAGGTCAGCTACAAAATAATTAAACGAAAAATTAACCTGAGGAGGGTTTATTATAGGTCTCCCTAGAACAGACCTAGTGTTCAATTGGTTAATCTGCGTATGAGGTATAGATATATCGTACGCTAGAGACTGAACCCTGTCTATTTGCTTTATTAAGTTGTGGGTTAGTAATGGATTCGAGTAATCATCGTGAGGATTTCCACCGACATAACTTAAAAAATTATGACCAGATGGTCCTATAAAGAGTCCCTCTACATTGTATATTATCCTCGACATTATTCAGCATCATATTTACTACAATATAAAATACCGGCTAGAAAATCATCTACTTGATGATCATAAGCTATGGACTGAATCTCTTTGACTCTCTCCTCATTTCTATCAATTGGCTCCGCAGCATAACGCCCCGCTTTAGCTAACCAGTTTTCCGGGTTTTCGTTTTGTATAACTATGTTGGAAATTTGTTGAGCTATCTCTTTTTGATGTTTATTTAAACGTTTCCTACTGTGCAGCTGCCTTAATGCTGCTTCCACCTCTGAGTTTAACTTGTCCGATAAATTAAGATTATCTTGAATTTTAGTTAAACTAAATTTTATTTCAGATGAAGCTTTGAGTCCTATCGGTTTTTTCGTATCGGTATCTTTTGGTCTTCCCGTACCCTCTGGTCTCCCGGCCTGTTTAGGTACTGGTTTCTTAGCTGGTGTCCCCCCGGGTTGAGCGGGCTCCTTTTTACCCATTATCGGTTCGTAAAAACCCTTATCCTTAAGTTGCTTGAATTTCTCCTGAGACAATACAGACTCCTCTTCTGTCGGCATTCTACCGGATTCGATTGCATCGATTCCTTCCTTGGGGGTAAGAACGCCCAGTTCAATCAGTCTACTGTAAACTCTAGCGTAAACCGAAGTGTCTTTTAAATCTAAATCTTCAAAATGAGGAGTCGGGTAATTCTTGAAGCCCATAACTTTCGAAATTCTTTTCATTTCGGGAATAAGAAAATCATTTATGAATATCTTTCTTCCTTCGTTTAGTCTTTCCATGAAGACTTGAACTTTAACGCTGGAGTTCGCAAATTTCTCGTCGCTGAGAAGAATGTTATTTAATCCCATCTGTATGTCGTGATTTACGACTTCGTATTTTTTCGGATCCAAAATTCCAGCTATATCAGGTACCACGAATTTGGCTTGGGTTGTGTAATCAGAAATTAAAACTCTTCCCACGGATTCGTTTTCGAAAAGCTTCTGCATAGCAAGGAGATTTTTTTGGTTTACCCCGCCTTTCTCCGGCTCTGTTCCCATCGTAACTAACAGAATGGCTTGGTTCGTAGTTCTGGTTAAAGCCATGTCCATTTTCTTCATTTCCTGTTTCCAGTTTATGTCTTCTAGAACTGGATATCCCATGGGAACAGAAAAAGGTTCGTAATCTTGTTTTTTGTAAAATACTGCTGTTATTTTTTCGGCCGGAAGAGGTATCGAAACCGAATTAATATTAAGTTTTCCTTTATCTCCTTTGATTTTTTTTCGGGTTTCCGGATCTAGATTTTCAAGAACTTGAACATCCTCTTCTGTTCTGGGGTTCCGAAGTCTTTCTAATTCATAGTCGGTTAGTACTTTTTGGAACTGGCCGGAAGAGAAAGTTATATTTCCAGATATTTGAATGTCAGCAGGATTAAGAATTATATATTTTACCGGAAGAGAAAAAGATGCATTGTTTTGGATTCCAAATGTCTGGGTCATTCTGCCAATATCTTTCTTAGATAAGTTAGCGTCAAACCGATGAATAAAAACATTACCTGATCTATAGTACTCCCTGAAAAATCTGCTTTGAAGACTATTTATATTAATTTTAGAAAATAAAGCTTCGAAAAATTCTCTAGACTTCAGGCTTCCTCCAGTTAAGTACATATCAGTCATGGAGAATTCAGTCATTAAATCTATAGTATTTCTGAAGACGGAGAAATTATAATAAGCTTTCTGGCAAAGAATGATAGTATCCCTTACGTCAAGACTAGAATTGTTCGCCATTCCTTGGGAATATTTAAATGGAATGATACCGTCATCGATGTTTTTATAACGGTCTGTCCTTTCTATAGAACCCGATTTATTACGCCTAGATCTTGTTGACGCGAAAGAGTCCTCAAGGGCAATACCAGCCATTAAAGGCTCCTTAAGGGAATTTTCCTGCTTAGGTTTTCTACTTACGGCCATAATTACTTTAAATTTACACTCATTATACCATTCTTGGGATAAAAGTTGAATTAACTTCCTCTACCTTCAAGTCTTTCATATCATTATAAGCTTTAACCGCCCAATTAGCTAACATCAATGTAGTATAATTATCCTTTCTGGCTCTGTTTGCCGAAGTACTTCTTTTAAGATGCTGGGGAAGATCAAAAGTTTGGGTCCCTTTCGGGGTGGTTTTGACCTCCACTAGGGCACATTGTCTTTTCGTTTGATATATGAGATCGTCCTGAGATTCAATCAATTCTCCCATATCGTTATACTGAGTTAACTTTAAGGGCACTCTCATCGAGGAAGATTTGGAGAAAAAGCTCCCGCAAGCCGCTGTTCTCGAAGCGAAAAATATTCTTTTATGATCTATACAGGACTGAAGATATTCATTCCCATTTCTGATAAAATCAGAGCTGAACACTTGTTTGAAGCAGATAACATGATTTTTTAGATTATATTCTCTTTTGATTCTTTTTAATTCTAGCTCATAATCTAAACCTAATTTTTCAGTATTAAAATCAAAAAACTTAATTTCAATGCCAGCCTCTCTAAAAAGCTCAGATTCATTTGCTCCATCTATAAATTGATACCCGGCGTTATCAATAATTATCATTTTTATATTAAAATGTTTATAAATATAAAAAAGATATTTTATGTGATCTTTTAAATCTCCTCCAGCGACAGCATAAGCGTGAACCAAGGCATAAGAATCTTCATCTAATTCCATAACTGACATCGCAAAATAATCTGAACTCGGACTGTTACTGAAACTGGGGTCAATAGCTAAAATATACTCCCTGTCAGAACTTCCTATTATTTTCGTATGTGGGGCTTCGCCATCTGGAATAGTACATTCGTGCATTTTTTTAGCGCTAAAGTAACTATCGCTTCCATCTGTAAATTGAGCGCAATATTCTCTTTGGAAAGAGGAATGAGACTCTCCTCCGGATTTAGCTTCCTCAATAATAGTTTCATCAATCATGTCCTCTGGGAGAGAGCGGTATCCCATTTGAGAAACAAAATAACTAGACTGAAGAATGTCGTCAGAATAAATATTACCCATCCACTCTTTATAAGTTTTGTAGAGGTTTTCGAAGCTGTAACTAGCAGAGGATAACGCAATCATTTTTGAATTATTTTCAAAAACCATTCTATCCTTCTCTTCCATTTTCCCTTCTGCGATTAAATTGTCTTCGAATTCTCTTATTTTTAT